TCCGTCTGCGGGTCGAGCGTCTGATACCGGATCGTGTACCGCAATACGCTGTCCACATCCATCGGGTCAAGCGCAACGCTTACGGTTTCAGGATCAACCACAACCAGCTTCGGCATCTGTCCGGGCTGCGCGTGTATCTTCAGGAACGCCGTCCCATAAATGCCGCCGTTGGTCGCCAGCTTCTGCAGCAAGGACATCTTCCGGTTCGCCATCCATACCGCGTCCAGCCATTCCTCTTGCGGCGTAACATCGCCCTCTGCAAGCTCAAACCGCACGTCCTTGCCGAATAGGAATGCTACGCCCTTGTCCACGATCATGCGCGCGTAGTTCATCCGGACTGAGTCGTCAAAGCCCCCGCTGTCAGTTTTTAGCGGCTTTTCACCTCCGGACACATACGCCTCACGGCGGCGCTGAAAGCTCTCCAGCCTGTCAGATTCATTCTCGCGCAGCAGCTGCGAAAGCGCCGAATAGATATAATTCTCTGTCATGGTCACCGCCTATTTGTAGATTGCCGGCAAATACTCCGGGTTCTGGTCCAGCATTTCGTCTTCGTACGCGTAGCGCAGCCCGTCAATCAGGTGATTGTTCCTGTCCACCGGCTGCCGCATTGCGCGTCCTTGCGCGTCTTCGCGCCATTTGTACTGCTGCAGTTCGTTCCGCATGTGCACGCAACCCGCGTCCACCACCAGCGTCTGCTGCTGCAGCCATTGAATTCCAAACAGAACGCTGTCCGCGCCCTTCTTCGCCGGGTACGCGTTCACCCCGCGCGCGTTCAGCTCCGCGATTGACTTCGGCTCCGCGCTATCAGCCTTCACCACGTCCCGCGCCAGCTTCGTCTTCAGGATTTCCGCCAGCACGTCGTTCGTCAACCCCGTCTCGTAGAGCTCATCGTAGATGTAAATGCGCTTGCGTGCTTTGTCGTAATGTGTGAGCGGCACCGCTGCCGGATCGCTCGAAAAACCAAAGTCCAGCCCGTGCCTGCGGTTCGTGCGCTGCGCTTCCGGCAGGTAGTATTCGCTTCCGGCGTCCGACAGGTCAGCCACCACCCAGTTCGTGAAGATGACGTTGCCAAGCACGCCCCACTTGCCAAGCGTGTAAACGTCCCGATAATAAGCGTCCGTTTCGCTTTCCAGATCATTGACGTCGTCGGGAGTAAGAAACTTATTGTCTTTATGGGTCGTTCTCAAAATTGTGAGCGCGTCGCTGCGGTATTCCGTCTGGTCATCCGCCCAGGCAATCGGACTGAAATACTCCTCGTAAATCCAGTGCGCTTTCAGAATAGGGTTGAAGCTCAACGTCAGCCGCTTCGGCGTCTTTTCGCTCCCGCCGCGCTGCCGCTTGATAAGCTCTTTGATAGACGCGCGTTCTATTTCGGTCGCCTCTTCAACCCACACATCCGTCACCGCGCCCTTTGCCGGCGTGAGTGACTTCAACTTTGCGACATCATCCAACCCGGCGAATACCGCCTGGTATCCGTTCTCGCATGTAATCAGCATGTCGCTTTTGTTCACAGAAAACAGTTCGTTCACATGCCAGTCGCCCAGCACCTTCTGAATCTCCGTGAACACTGACCCGCGCAGCGTCCGCCCTACCTGCCGCGCTATCAGATAATTACGCCCGCCAGATAATAAGTCGTATACCACCCGCTGCGCAAGGAACACGCTTTTTCCACTTGACGCGCCGCCAAAAAAAACCTGCTGCCGCGCGTTGTTTTTCAAGTGCGGGAGATAAACGGGGTTGAACACCTCCGCGTGCAAGTCAATCGTGGTCATCGCCAACCAGTCTTACCACGATATGGCTGCCTTCCGCGCCCGTGACTTCCTGCCGCTCAACGTAACCGCGATGCTTGCCGATGGTCTTGAGCGTGAAGATTATCGCGGTGATATTGCCGTCCTGCACCTGCTTGAACAGCTGGTTCTCCGCGAAGTCAATCAGCGTTTCCCGCTCTTCGTCCGCGACAGACTTCACCGATGGATAGAGGCGTATGTAGCGTGAAATCGTGTGCCGATCACAACCCAAATAGCGCGCGGCGGCCGATAAGTTGCCGTGCTTTTCACGAAGCGCGTCTATAATTTGGTTTGCAGTAAACTTCTCTTTCATGTCGCCTTTTAATCTGGTAAGTTGGTTATTTGCCCCTTGACAATGCGCAAAATTGCGCTTATAATAGTATCAAACAAACAAATAAAAGGAGTAACACATGAAACATTTTGATCAGTACAT